CTTTGCTACATCAGATATCTGATATACAAGAGGACGTATCAAATCTGCTAGAGGGATTTGCTCCCACTCATTTGGTTTCCATGGAGGTAGTAAACCTATAGAGAAACCAAAGTCCTCAATCTTACTATCATCATATCTACTGAGAGATTGTGATCCTTGGAAGTACCAAGGTGTAGAGTTGGGATCAGTGGCATCTTGTAATGCCTTTAGATATGTGGGAGATACGAAATCATCGTAAATCTCTATATCAATTTGCCTCATAGGATGAGTCAGGTTCTAGAGCAATGAGGTATGTAACTCCGTCAGAAGATACCCACTGACTGACTCCAGACTTACTGATCTTGACACTGTAACTACTGATACTATTACTATAGTCTAACTTGTAGATGTTCTCTGACTTCAACTCAAAAGAGAATGTAGCATCAGTACTACCTACTGCTATAGAGTATGTGTTAGAGGATGGGTTCTCTCTGTCCTGTATCTGGATTGAGATAGTACCATTCTTACCTACGATAGCAATGTCTTCTAGGTGACCATAGATTGATAGAGCAGTTCTGATCCTGTTAAGGTCAGAGATGTCTAGATCAAACTCACACTCCATGCTAGGTAGAGTAGGTTTCTTCTCAGGAGGTTGCTGTACAATAGAAGGATCAGCAAAGAAATATTTTGCCTGTGTTCTGTTTGTTCTTACTGTAACGAATGCTTGATTGTCAAAGATAAGATCTCCTTGGTTGTCTGTAAGACTCATTACCTTAAGGAACTCATCTAGATCATAGATCGCAAAGTTTTGTGGGAAGGTCTCTTCTATCTCTGTGGTAGCGAAGACGTTCTTTTGGATTGACAATGAAGATAGTTCGTTACCTTCTTTGAATTGAATCGACTTGTTAATCTTTGACATGTTAGTCAAGATTCTTATAGTACGATCAGATAGTTTCATTGGATTTAATGTTCTCACGTTTTTTAGAAAAATGATATAGGAGGACGCAGTAGTGGATTGCCTTCAAGATGTCACTCTCTGGAAATCCCTTCTTATCATATCGTGCCAAGTACTTGATAGCATTGGAACGACAAAATGCGGGAGCGTCACCCACCGCATCTATTAGATCTAGTGTTTGTATACCCTCAGCACTTGAGTAGTGTTTCTCATAGGTGCTTCTGATATAATCAATAGCACCATTAAGGATCTCATCCTCATCATACTTACAGAGAGGTGGGGTTCTGACCTCCACCTCATGTTTCATGTGTTGAAATGAGTCCATTAACATTTCACTTGCTGATTTGTCTTCCATACTAACTTGTTTGTTGGTTATTGTCAACCTCGAAGTCTACCTTAGCGTCCACTTTGTCATACAACTCTTGGAATGCTTGCTTAGTCTCGTCGTCGAATCTGTTGATACAAGTAGAGATAGCTTTTGCTTTATCATTAAAGATAGCATATGCTTGAGCGATGTGTACAAGTCTACGTGTACTGATAACCTCATCAATACCACCGTCCTTGAATGTACGACGGATGATGTCTGCCCAGTCACATAGATTCTTGATGTAATCTTTGTCTTGACAGTGGAAGGCAAGTATCTTTGCTTCAGTCTGAGGTGTAGGATACTCTTGCTCAAATGTGATAGGGAATCTCTCAAGGAATGCTTCGTTAAGTACGTTAGTACCTACGAATCTACCATCATCAGAACCCTTACCCTTTGTGTTAGCAGTAGCGATAACTGTGAAACCTTTAGCAGGTTTTACATACCTACCGATCTTCTTAAGGAAGACACCTTTGCCTTCTAAGATAGATTGTAGACATAGGATCTTGTTAGATGCTAAGTCAACCTCGTCAAGTAATAGAACAGCACCCTTCTCAAGTGCTTCTATGACAGGACCATTGTGCCAAACAGTGTCCCCATCAACAAGACGAAAACCACCAATAAGATCATCCTCATCAGTTTCAATAGTAATGTTTACACGAATCAGTTCACGATTCAGAGCAGCACATGCCTGTTCCACTGAGTATGTCTTACCGTTACCAGATAGACCAGTGATGAACGCAGGATAGAACTGCTTAGATCTCAAGACTTTCTTGACATCGTTGAAGTTACCGAAAGGTACAAACTCAGGGTCTTTTAAAGGTACCAAGTTTTGTACCAACGCTTTCTCTGTTACTATACTAGCAGACTCTACCTTAGTTGGCAAGTCTGTTGCTTGGAATGTGTGCTCTAATGCTTCACGCTGTGACGCAAGAGATGCTAGGTTCCACTGACCTTTAGTATTAGGCACCTTGTACTTCTTAAGTTGCTTAGTGATTGTAGAGTAACGAATACCTACATCAGCAATGTACTCATTGACCTGTGCTGACGATACGGTGTTACCGAATCTTGCTTGTAATTCTTGTGCTCTGTTTTTAGGAGTTGCCATAATACTGTGTTGATTGCTTATGTACTTAATTGTATAGCCTTCAGTATGACTTGTGAAGCTTTAGTGGACACTTATTTCACTGTCACATCAGAGCCACCGTATTGTCCGAATCTTCCACGTATGAATACATCAAATGCTACTGCGTATCTCTCGTGTTCTGTTAGGTTCTTCTCAACGTTATGTATAATCTGACTAGGAAAAATTACTATCATGCCATTCTCAGGGTGGAGTCTCCAGTTCTGCTGTGTAATATCATTGAAGTGTGTTACGTCAGGGTTGAGTGTTGGCATAAAACAATTAGTAGCATGCTGTCCCTTCTCTATCACCAACTCTCCACTATGCTCATGTACATCTAGGTAGTATATACCAGAGAATATAGCATTCATATGACAATGATTCTGTGCCCAGTCATTAGGCATATGTTTGATACCCCATGCTCTACACACATCAATGTATACGTATGGTTGTACCTTCAGATAGTTGTAGGCAAAGAACTTAGCAGCATCTTGTACCTCATGCTTGAGTGAACGTAACTCAGGGTGTGAAAATATATCTCTATCTCTACTAATATATCCATTATCCATCGCAGTGCGATCATAATTTAATTGCTTTACATGCTCCAACCACCCCTCTTTCAGAGGTATCTCACTCTGGAAGACAGGGGTGGGGAACAACTTATGTACCTGTGGTTTCATGCTATAACTGAGATGAACTCATTCAATATTCTCTTAGATGTTTTCTTGTTCTTGAGTGCCTTCTTGAATGCTCTAGAGATATCTCCCTTCTTAGCATCGTCTTTAACAACGAACTCATTAGCTTCATCATCAAGGGTGTTGTTTAGTATATAGAGAGACCTAGTGTAGGCAGATTTGTGGTCGATGAATGACTTGTGCTTTCTCCACTCTGCCTTGATGACTTCCTTCTGATCAAAGTCATAGTTGTATGAGATAGTTCTAGAGAAGTCAGTACCTGTACATAGTCTGATGCTGATAACAGAAGTGTTAGGGAAGTTGTCCTTAAGGTTCTCTACCCATACAGATGCGTCACCGTTATAGATCATAGTGCTGTCAAACCGTGGGTAGATACGTCCTACCTTTCTGTCACGTAACTGACAGTTGTTTAGATGACCAGAGGTTAACTTCTCACCATAACCATGATCCCACTTTCTGTTTCTCATGATACATGAACCTTCTCCATCAGTTAGGTTGATGATGTGACACTTCTCGATCTTGTTTTCTTTCTGGAACTTAGGAAGTATCTGTCTCATAGAGATGATTGCTTCATTAAGAGGTGTGCCTGATAGGTACATTCTGTAAGGTACAGAGTAGTATCCTCTGTTCTCGAATGCGTATGCGATTCTGAACATATACTTCATCGCTCTGTCAAGATCCTTAGTCTTAAGTTGAGAAGAACATAGGTTGATCATGTTGAATGACTCAAGAATAACATCACCTTCGATAGGCATGCCTACAGCACGTGACTGACCGTCACGCTTCCACTCATTACTGAATGCGTATACCTCGAATGGGATGTTTGTCTTCTTACAGAACTGAACAAGGTTAAGTAACTGCTTCATGGTTGAGAAGATAACGTTACCCATAGAACCAGACCAGTCTAGGTTAAAGATTAGACCGTGATTCTTACCGTCAGGTGTCACTGTAATCTTCTTGAAGATGTCATCGTTGTACTTGTACTGGAAGAGTTTAGATGTGTCTAATACACCTGTTTTAGATGTCTTAGCACGTGCGTATGCTGAAGCACTCTTCTTCATCTCGAACTCTTTAACGAGATAGTTTACTTCCTTTGCTGATTGTGTTTTATATTCTCTGTACTTAGTGTCTACCTTATTGACAATAGCACTTTCTGAATCTTTCTCTGTCCAGTGCTGTTCACTGTATGCTGTCCACTCATCTACACTTACGATAACTTTCTTAAGATCTAACTCAGGTATAGTGATGTAATCTGTGGGAGTAGAGTCAGTGTCAACAAGGTTTTGGAGAGACTCTTGTAGTAGTGAGTCAGTTTGTGCTTCCAAGTCAACATCATGT